CTTACACCTAGTAGAATAGATGTTGCGCTGATTATTGTTCTCATAATTAAAATATTAATTGATTAATATTATCTCCAATCTCTTACGATTCTCATGCGTTCACGCACTAACTTTCCCTCGACGAAGTATCCGATAACTTCGTACTTACCCTCGATTCTGATTACTTTCATGCTCATAATTTCTATGTATTAATAATTAACCGTTTCGCTGTGTTCAGCTCATCAGCACAGGCAATCACCTGTGTACGGTTTTTTCGGTTACCTGCTTTCTCTCTCAGTTACCCGACCACTTCCGCTTTCGCTCCATGTGACTTGTGTGCCGAAATTCGTACCCTCGACGGGGGAGTGACCTTTATTCTCGTACCATGTCTCATGTCATACGAATGTAGTTGCCTATCTACACCTTGTTTTTACAAATGTTTCGAATAACTTTTTAAACTTCCTAATTTTTTAACACTTTTTTTTTGTTGTCGGTATCGTGCTTGGTGTTGTAACCCGCTTTTAATTACGCTGTGACTATTAGTGTATATATGAAGTTGTATTCTTAGCTCATTTGCTACACAACAAAGATATGTACTCTTTTTCATTCTCACAAGTTTATTAACATTTATTTTCTGAAAGACACGTAAAACATTTTGGTTTGGCGGTACAATGGTCTGAAAGACAGATAGTTATGCAGTGAAAAAAATATATAGTTTTTTTTGTCTTTTGGTAAAATTGCGGGCGGGTGTTGTTATTCTCATGCTCAGATCATGCGATCACCTAGCAGAACAAGTGTAAGAATTGCCCTCGAAAGACGAACAGAGGTAAGGTTTACCCGTATGAATGTATACACGTCTAACGATATTTGCGTATGGTTTCCCCGAAACCCTTGCTGCGAGCGGATTGTCTTATAATTGTTATTATGTTAAATAGGTTTAATTGTTTACTCGTATACATTACATAGTGTAGTGCATTCGTTCGGGTGATAGATGAGGCATAGCGGACGAACGACAGCACAGCTAAGATAGGATACCCGCGCGCGCAACGGATAGCACAGGCACAGGCATAGCAACACCTACGAAAAGCTAGAAAATCCGAGGCAAAAATCTCAAAACAACACCCCCCTAGCAAAATAGGAATCGTTTTCCTTTATGCGAATTCAGTGTGAAATGGATATATTACCCATTCCCTCCGAACGTGCGATAATTTTTTATTACCTTTGTAAGAAAAAAAAACATTATGCCAAACGAAACAAAATTCACGCAAAGAAATCAAGCTGCTGGTAAAACCAATACAGCACTAGCTGATCAAGCAGCAGAAGCTAGAAAAAAATCAAAATATAAAAGTTCTGCACAATTTTCAGCAGAATCAGCAGCAGCCAAAGCAGCAGCTGAGGCTATGCAAAAATTAAAATCAAATAATTAATCATTACCTTTGCCACGTTTATAAACATATAAAAAAAATAATCATGCCAACAAACACAAAATTCACACAAAGAAACGATGCAGCTGGAAAGATGACTGGATCTCAGGTAGCTATGGGAGTAGCCACTGGAAGAATGTCCGCAAAGGACGTAGCTAACGCTATGGGTAAACCTACTAAGAGCACAGCTACTCCAGCAAAGCCTAGTGCCCCAACGAAGTCTAACGCAACTAAGACAACTGGTAGCTACAAGAAGCCTACAACGCCTCCGACTAAGACTCAGAACATCCCAGAGGTGACCGTGTCTGTAACTAAGAAGAAGGTAACTGGTGTTAAGCCTGTACCTACAACTCCTGCAAAGGAAAAGGGTGTGCTAGATACTAACGTGTATATCATTCGTGATCCACAGAACGAGTATGCCTACAGAGAGGTAAAGAGAGGTACTAAGGGTGCGCAAGCATTGAATCCAAGTCGATACGAAAAGATGAAGGGTGGAATCGGCCCGATGAAGAATAATTAACAATAAAATGTTAACAGAGCCCCTAATTTTCGAGTTAGGGGCTTTTTAGTGCTGCTTAGTGTCGCATAATGTCGCACTAGTGTCGCATTAGTGCTGCACGAAAACACTCTGTATCCCTTGCTATTACTAACTTTTTACTCTTTTTTTATTATTTAGTGTAGTAGAAAGATCAAATCAAAATTAAAATAAAAAAAAAGTAATAAAAGAGGGTATACTGCCCTAGTATTTTTTTTTATTTGAAAAAATCTCAAAAGTGCTCCGTGCGACACTAAAAACACTTAACTATCTGACAATCAATCTTTTAAGCGAAAAATGTGCGACATTTTTGCGACACTAGTCCTACACTAAGCTACACTAGATCGCTAAAAGCCGCATAAACATTAAGTTTCTTGCGACACTAATAAAAATAGTTTGTATATTTGGCGTATGAAAGTAGGGAGTAGGGTTTTATGTACGGACTCGTCGATCAAGGCGAGCGAGATATTTATGGTGAGCAGGGTTTACAGCATGTGGGTCGACAAGGGGTCGGAGTACACGATAAGGGAGGTGCTGGACAACGACGGCATCGTGACGGGCGTGCTGTTGGATGAGGTGATTAACGACCCCATATCGCAGGAGCTGTTGGGCGGACGTTTCCAGGAGCCAGCGTTCCGTGTCACACGCTTCCAGGAGCTGCACGAGGACATGGCTGAAAGCATCAAGGAGGAGTACGTATGTCAGAACTAAGGAGACTACTAACGCAAGACGTCGTCAGTGCCATGTGCACGATATCAACGACCGAGTCGTTGCTTAATATCTTGACGGACTCTATCGAGGCGTACAAGGTTAGCAACAACAGCGAGGAGTTTAGCTTCCTGATGGAGAAGATGGACGACATGTTCAAGAAATCTGAGCGTACCATCATGGACGACACGCAGAAGGAGATCCGAGAGCGTGTAAACAACGAGTCGCACCAGTCAGAGCTATGGAGACAGGCCGTTATATCGGCAACAAACTCTAAGCACCCTGACCCAATAACATTTGCCGACAAGGTTTTATCCAGTTATAATGAAAAATTTACTATATTCGCATAAAAATTAAATAAAATGGTAGTAAAACAGATCCTATTCGACGAGTCGGGTAGAGAGAAATTAAAGAGTGGCATCCGCACGATATCTAAGGCGGTCGGATCGACGCTCGGACCGTGTGGTAACACGGTGCTCATGGAGTCGGAGAACCACGTAGGCGGTATCACCGTTACGAAGGACGGTGTGAGCGTTGCCAAGGGCATCAACCTTATGGACCCAGTGGAGAACCTTGCGGTGCAGCTTGTAAGACAGGCAGCCTCACAGACGGCGATCCAGGCTGGAGATGGGACGACGACATCCGTCGTGCTTACCGAGGCGATCATAAACGCGGCTGAGACGCACATATCGGATAAGAACAACCTAACCGAGGTGCTAAGACACGTCGGGGTCATCGCAGGTAAGATGGATGCCAACCTTGTGAAGGCATCCAAGCAAGTTTCTGGCAAGAGGCTGCTCGACGTTGCGACAATCTCGTCGAACAACGACCCAGTACTCGGTAAGCTCATCGCTGACACGTACGCACAGGTGTCTCACGTTACCGTAGAGAACTCCAAGACCACCAAGACATATACTGAAGTGGTTAACGGGATTAAAGTCGACAGGGGCTTCTCTAGTCGCTTCTTTGTTAACGACATCAAGAAGAACGAGTGCGTGTTAAACAACCCGTACATCCTAATAACTAACCAGGAGATCACCAACCTGGAGCACATGGTGGGCGTGTTAGGGCCTATTATCGAGAGGGGCGAGTCGTTGATGATCATCGGCCAGCTTAACTTGGCGACCATGGGCACGCTCAACAAGAACGTGTACGAGGGACGCATCAAGGCGTGTAACATCATCCCTCCGAGCATGGGATACCGTCAGGACGAGTTGATGACAGACCTTGCCATCGCGCTTGGTGGACACTTCTTCTCGACAACTACTGGTGATAACATCGCCAACGTAAGACTAGAGGACCTAGGGCGTGCGTCCAAGGTAATCGTTGGGATGGATAAGGCCATCATCGTGCCTATGGCTGACGACAACGAGGCACTGAAGCATCACGTGTCTGACCTGGCTGCTAGCATCCAAGACAAGACGGACCAGGAGGACATCGAGTTCACTCGTGAGCGTATCGCTAACATCTCTGGAGGCGTTGGTGTGATCTATGTAGGGGCTAACTCTGACATCGAGCAGAAGGAGCTGAAGGATAGAACGGACGACGCTGTGTTGGCCGTGAAGGCTGCACTAGAGGAGGGTGTACTTCCAGGCGGAGGCATCGCGCTAATGAACTCAAGCAAGAACTGGCCAGAGATTGGCACTAACGTAGACTACGACTCTGCTGCATATATCATGCACGACGCAGTTATCGTGCCATTCGCTACGATCATTCGTAACGCTGGACGTGACCACATCGAGATAGGCATCAAGCTTGACGAGAGCAGCACGTCTAACTACGGGTACGACGTCAAGAACGACAGGTTCGGAGACATGATCAAGATGGGCATCATCGACCCTACGAAGGTTACACGTACAGCTCTAAAGAACGCCGTGTCTGTGGCCACCACGATACTTAGCACGAACGCAATCATTACAAATATCAGAGACTATGAAGGTTCTAAGTAAGTACATACTTGTAACTGAGATAGTTGCAAAGGAGACAACGGCTGCCAGCGGATTATTTAATACCGCATCTGCCGTGGAGAACATGAGATACCAGGAGGCCGTCGTGGTCATGCCTGGGTCTGATGTCGATAGCGTGAAGGCTGGGGAGACTGTTGTGTACGATCGTGCTCAGGGTCACCACGTCACGATCGATAACATCACTTACAGGGTCATTCTAGAACGAGACGTTGCTGTCGTGCTCTAATCTCTGAGTTAAAATTTAGTATGGCTATTGCCATCACCTTGTCTGCATACTTTCCGTCGGGTCTCATTATAGGGTTCCGACGGATAGAGACAGGGATAGGCTCCTGGTAGTTCATCTTCTTGTATATGCTGTTGATCATCTTCTTTGCGGAGCTGGTCATCTCGTACATACGGGCCTCCTTCCAGGCTGGCTTTCGCCACACGTGTACGAACCCCTTATCCTTTAGGGTCTTGAACCTTGCACGGTCCCACGACATTATGTTGCAGAATTCTAGGAACTTTGTGTAGTTGAATAGGCGCTCTGAGTATAGGAAGAACAGTATATCGAGCTCTGGTGGTGTAACGTTGTAACGCTTCGTTGCCCAGTACCTTATGACCCTCCAGTGCTTCATGTAGTCGTTCTCTGGTGACGTTCGGTACTGTATGATATACTTCTTACGATCGGCTATCCTTATCTTCTTCTTATTTATTTCCATGTAAACAAATTTATAAAAAAATTTCTTAACTTTGTACTATGATCAAAGAAAAAAAGACGGGCGAATCTTACGGAAGTAGATCAGCTGAGATGAAGCACGAGAAGTCTGAAGGAAAGATGGAGCGAATGCAGGAGTACGGAAGTGCTAAGGGCAAGCGTGACATGGGGTTCTGTAAGGGCAAGCGTAAGTAACATGCAGGTCATAAGGTCTCACAAGGGTCTTGGCGACACTGTCGAGTTCTTGTTACAGAAGACTGGTATTGCATATGCGGTTAAGATGGCAGCTAGTTCGGTTGGAATAACTGACTGCGGATGCGATGAAAGAAGGGACGCACTTAACGAGTCGTCTATAAGTAAGATATTATATAAAAATAAGTAAAATGGCAATAGATTTAAGGGACGATAAGTTATCCGTACTAGATGAGGGTTCAATTATAAACCCAATAGCGTCTAGTATTAACTTTGCTGGTGCAGGCGTTAGTGTTGCTAGTGTAGGAGATGGTGTTACTGTTACAATCCCAGGTGGTTCAGGTGGTGTCACCGCAGTGACAGGAGTATCTCCAGTTGCATCATCTGGAGGACTTACTCCAGCTATTAGTATGCCAGCAGCGACTGGAAGTGTTGATGGTTACCTAACATCTGCCAACTGGACAACGTTCAATAACTCACTACAAAAGAATGTAAACACCACGTACACAACCAATGCAATAACAACTGTAACGGCAGCAGAGTATTTAGCACTTACACCAGTTGCAACTACCATCTATTTTGTTGTGTAATGAAGATAGGACTAACTAATATAGTAAGTTGTAAGATTGGTAGTACCCAAGTAAATAGGGTGTACATTGGTAGCACCCTTATATGGAGCTACTCAGCATTTGATCCAGACGCACAGTTGTTCATTACAAATGCTGCAATTACAGAGCCTGTACAACAGAACGCTGTAAATAACTTGGTTCTTTCTCTTAAAAGCTACGGTGTTTGGTCTAAGATGAAGGCACTATACCCATTTGTTGGAGGTACTGCTGCTCAACATAAGTTCAACCTTCGTAATCCGATTGATAGTGATAGCGCGTTTAGACTTGTTTTTAATGGTGGATGGGTACATTCTTCGACAGGCGCATTGCCAAATGGTGTTAATTCTTGGGCGAATACATTTTTAAAACCATCATTGAATTTAACCAATAATAATTACCATGTAAGCCATTACTCAAGAACACAGCAAATAAACACTAATGCCGTTGATGTTGGTGTTTTGCTAGAGCCAATTATGATTGCTGTCGATCAATATTACTCAGCGGTATCAGCAAAAGCATTTGTTGCTGGTGACTATATTTCAACTGTAATTCTTCAAAATAATACAAATACAAAAGGTTTGTTAGTTGGCTCAAGAACGAGTAATGTGAACGCAAAAATGTTCTTTAATGGAACGCAAAGTGGGGCTACTTTAACAGTTAATAATACAAATGCATTGCCAACTGGTAATTTTTACATTAGCGCATTGAATCATATAAATATTGGTGGCGCAATTGATTTTTCTGCAAAAGAAACTGCATTCTCATCAATAGGAGACGGCTTAACAGATACAGAGGCGGCTAACTATTACACTGCTATACAAGCATTCCAAACAACTTTAGGACGTCAAGTTTAACGATATGAAAATAACAGATTTAACACAAGAACAAAAGGCAATATATGTAGGTCTTTTGACAATCGAGCAAAAAGACTTATTAGTAGGTCAATTGTTTGATGAGGATAGCTATTTTAATCCTATCTTGGATGGTAATGATCCACAGAACTGGATTATCTCAATTGAGGAGATAGAGCAGAACATTTACTATGACTTCAACTGGTTGCAAGACCTAGAGATGATTATATTTGTTCCAGTTGTGAACCCAATGCCGTTCTAACAAGTGCACGTAATCTTCCCACGCCCACTTAAGAGAGTACTTGGGAAGATTATACCTTTCTCACTGTACGACCTAGTGCCTACGTTTAACTTAGGTACTGGGACGGCTAACAGCACGACCTACCTTCGTGGAGATCAGACGTGGGTCCCGTTCTCGGATATCCTACCAACTGCGTCGTACGGGCTGTATGCCCAGACGTCGCTAGCTACTCCTATTACAAATACAACCGTTGAGACATCATTAATAGGCGCAGGAGTCGGGACTCTAACGGTCCCAGCGAACGCGTTCAAGGTAGGAGACAGCTTCACTGTTAAGATGTGCGGACATTTGTCATGTGCAAACAACGAGACCATACACATCAGGCTTAGATCTGATGGAAATGTCATAGGAGACCTAGGTGTATTCACTATGAAAATTTCTACTGACAAGCACTTCGAGCTGGTGTCAGACTTTACGATAACTAAGTTAGGGGCTGCTGGGGTAGCTGAGCTGTTTGTTAATGGTCAGTACTCTTATAACCAGAACGCTAACACTCAGCTTGACGGTGTAAACTTTGCGTTGATATCTAACACAACCTTTAATACTACTATAGTTAACACACTAAGTATCACAGCACAGTGGGGATCTGCAAAGACAGCTAACTCGATACAGTCTCAGAACTTCGTCCTACAGAAAGTATATTAATATTAATTAGTATCTTTGCACAATGGAACTGAGTAAGACCGCAATATACTACAGAAAGAACCCAGAAGCTAGAAAAAAGCACCAGGAGACGTCTAAAAAGGCAGCCGCAAAGCCTCTTGCTATAAAGAAGAGGGTAGAGGCTAACGCTGGACGTAAGTCTTTAGGTCTTAAGAAGGGGGACACAAGAGACGCGAGTCATAAGGGCGGCAAGATAGTTGCCGAGGATAGAAAAATTAACCGTGCCAGAGGAGGCGCACTTAAACGATAGAAATGCAAAAACAAAAGAAGAACTACGTACCAACAATTAATGGCGTTCCAATGGGGACTTTGAATGCGGCAGTTGGATTCACTACTGACTTCATTGAGTTTCCAGAGAGTACTCCTTGGTCAGTTCAGATTGAGGGATGGGCTGGTATTACATTAGAGGGGCTTCCAGTAATTACTGTTTTATGTTCTAATGTTCAGGATGGAGAGTATGTAGAGTACGACTCACTATCTACTAGTGTAGACATTAAGGTGGCCTCTAATAGAGTTATCTATGACAGTATATTTGCACCTAGGTTCATGAAGATACGTTACGCATCTGCTGGAACTACTGGTACGTTCAAGCTTACGGTTAGTAAGTAATGACCATCAGGGGTATCATAGTTCTATTACTAGCTAGTGTAGTACTACACAGCTGCCACAACGCCAAGTATCATCTAGACAAGTTCTATGATAAGGGCGGAGTAATAACGTGTGATACCACCTATATAAATACTACTGATACATTAACTATTAAGGGGGCTGACGGCAAGGACTCTCTTATATATATCGTTAAGAATATCCCAACCATTTGTCCACAGGCAACTGTAGAGACAAGGTGGGTGGTAAGGTTTGACAACAAGAGGTTCAAGGACTCGTTAAAGATAGTATCCAACATGTACGCTGACTCATTGAAGGCAGCTATAAAGAATAACAAGATTGACGCAAAAACAAATAGAGTCCAGATAAAGGAAGAGAACAGAAATTATCCTTGGTGGATGGTCTTCTTATCAGTTATGGGTGCTATTTTTATATGCATAATATTAACCAAGCTGCTAATCAAACCATGAAGGCAAAAATATCACTAATAACACTATCCGTGTTCTCATTCTTCGCTCCTATAGAGCTATGCGCAATTATACTAATGAGCATGATCTTCATCGACACTATGGTGAAGATGGTGTCAATAAAGAAGATCGCAAGTAAAGAAGACAGGGCCTACAGGGACGTTTTCAAGTCTAAGATGCTTAGACGTGGCTATATATTCAAGACCGCTGGATACTACATCCTGGCGATAGCTATATTCCCACTAGACTTTTACGGACTAACGCCTTTCACTGCTAGCGTTATAAAGGGATTAGGATATACGTTCGTTATACCTACTACGGCACTATTCACTAACATATTACTTTGTATATTTGCCCTTATAGAGTTCTCAAGTATCAACGAGAACTGGTTTGATATAAGCGGAAACAATATACTAAAGAGCGTATTCAGCGTTGTAAAAAAGATCAGGTCTACTGTAACTCAGGTATCTGACACGTACAAGGATATTAAAAACTAACATATGTCAAAGTATCTATACATATTCGATCCAGGTCATGGCGGACTTGTGGACGGTAAATACCAGACGGCTGGTAAGAGGTCGCCTAAGTTTTCTGACGGACGGGTTCTATTTGAGGGCGTAAACAACAGGGACAACGTTCAGCGTATAATGAAGTCGTTCAGAGAGAACGGACTTGAGTGCGTAGACGTTGTGAACTCTGAGTACGACGTGTCACTCATAGAGCGCGTAAAGAAGGCGAATAAGCTATCTAAAGAAAGAAAATGTGTCTACATATCAATTCACTCAGATGCGAACGGAGACGGCGTTAAATGGGATCAAGCAAGCGGCATGTCTGTGTACACATCAAAGGGTCAGACCAAGTCTGATATCTTTGCGTCAATCGTCATAGACTCATTACAAGAGAACTTCTTGTCTACCATTAAGTGGAGAACTGATAAGACTGACGGAGACGAGGATAAGGAGGATAACTTTTACGTACTAAAGAACACGGACTGTCCAGCTATACTATGTGAGCTAGGTTTCCACACGAATGAGGATGAGACAAAGCGTATGATGACGCTAGATTATAAGAACAAGATAGTTGACGCAATGGTTGCTTCAGCAATTAAATTTGATAAGTTATGAGTAAGAAGATCGCAGGAACTACTAGCATCGAGAAGACATACGTGTCAAGACCTGGCGTACATGCCAAGGCTAAGACTAGTAAGTTAAAGAGCAGTAAGAACTACAAGAAGATGAATGTAGGACAGGGTAAATAGTTTGTCCCAAATTTTCACTATATTTGTGACTAAATTAAATTAAAATGAAAAAATTAACTAAAGACGAACTAGAGAAGTTCACTAATGCTCGTACAGAGTATGCATCGCTTAGAAATAACTTGTGTGACATCACACTAGCTGAGGAGCGTCTAAAGACAGACAAGCAGACAACACTTATTAACATCTCCATGGCGTCTACCACGTTATCTGAAGTACATCAAGAACTTCAGGATAAGTATGGCGACGGTAAGATCAATATGCAGACAGGAGAGGTGTCATGATAATCCGAAAGATATCAATCGGTAATGACCTACTGAACGCTATGCACTTCCAGGCTGGGAAACCAGCCATGGGTGGTGCGTCTACTATATCCGATATCATAAAGAATATAGACGGATCTATAGACGTGTTTATTAGTAGAAGTCCTGAAGGATTGGTTGAGATCGTTAAGTGGAAAACAATTGGGGCAACCGTCCCAGTAACAATCGAGTATAACTTAGAATTTTAAGATGCATTCACCGAACTACTTTATTATAAAACCTTATAATGGAGCTAGATACGATAACATCAAGAAGTTTGGAGACGTAGACTTTGTGATGTCCTCATCAGTTGAGGACCACACCGTAACCAATCGTTTTGCAGTTGTCCAGTCTACCCCAAGTTGGTACGAGGGTCCAATAATCCCAGGAGACGTTGTAGTGGTTCACCACAACACGTTCAGGCTGTACTACGACATGGACGGCAGAGAGGCCAGCTCGTGGACGTTCTACAAGGACGACATATACTTAGTCGACATTGACCAGATGTACTTGTACAGAAGAGATGAAGGCCCTTGGAAGGCAATTTCTCCCTACGCGTTTATTAAGCCACAGAAGAACGACAACACGTCGTCTGTGCTTACACACTACGTGGAGAAGAGTACGTTCGGAAATATTGTATACTTGCCAGACGGAGAGAAGGAACTAGAGGTGGGCATGGAGGTATCCTTCAAGCCAGGATCTGAGTACGAGTTTAAGATAGACGGAGAGAAGTTGTATCGAATGAGAACTAGGAACATATGTCTGACGACCTAAGAAAACAACGAGAGAGAATACTAACGGCTGGACAGAAGGCTGTTGAGGAGTTGATAACGGTTCTGAGTAGTAAGATACTTACAGCTGGTGGAGACGACTCTGACCTATCCGCCGACAAGATGAAGAACGCAGCTGCTGCAAAGAGACTGGCGTTTGAGGACGCCTTGTCTATAAACGAACAGATAGAAAAAGAACGTGCCAAGTTTGATGAGACGCTAGTCCCAGAGATAACCATGGGCAACAAAGGATTTGCGGAAGGAAGGGCAAATGGAAGAAAGTAAGCACTCGCTATATAGGGTCCTAAAGGACCACGTAAACATAAACGCGATGACAAAGCGTAACTCATTGAAGTCCTGGAAGTACGGATACGATGAGGACTACGACGTTATTATAATATCTAGAGATGGAACACTGGGAGAGGTGTACGAGATAGACGGCCTAATCATAGGCCTTCCTAAGCTACAAGAGAAACTAGAGGACGGACCTAATAAATGGGTCGCAGCAGAGTATCCAAAGGATCTATCAAAGATAAAGACAGTATTTGACTGGAACAGACACGACAACATATTCAAGTCTAAGCATATAGACTATATAGAGCAGGAGTACAGCAGACGTGAGAACGGTCACTGGTTCATGAATAATGGCGTACCTACATACATTACTGGGACTCACTACATGTACTTGCAGTGGTCAAAGATTGATGTCGGACTGCCAGACTTCCGTGAGGCAAACAGGATACTATACATACACTGGGCTGCATGCGTTGCAGATAAGCGATCGTTCGGTCAGTGCTACCTAAAGAACAGACGTTCTGGCTTCTCGTTCATGTCCTCAGCGGAGATTGGAGACACGGGCACACTTGCCACTGATTCTAAGCTTGGTATACTATCCAAGTCTGGTCAGGATGCCAAGACAATGTTTACGGACAAGGTCGTTCCAATTGTTAACAACTACCCGTTCTTCTTTAGGCCTATACAGGATGGTATGACCAATCCTAAGACCGAGCTAGCGTTTAGGATTCCAGCATCTAAGATCACCAAGAAGAACATGGACAAGGAACAGACAGAGGACATGGATGGACTTGATACTACGATCGACTGGAAGAACACCGCAGACAACTCATATGATGGGGAAAAACTACTAAGACTTGTTCATGACGAATCTGGCAAATGGCTGGTTCCCAATAACATACTAAATAACTGGCGTGTAACAAAGACATGCCTTCGTCTAGGATCTAAGATTATAGGTAAGTGCATGATGGGTTCAACCTCTAACGCACTATCCAAGGGTGGTGAGAACTACAAGAAGATGTTCTCAGACTCAGACGTAAAGACAAGGTCTGCCAATGGACAGACTAAGTCAGGGCTTTATAGCCTATTCATCCCTATGGAGTATAACTTCGAGGGTTACATAGACGAGTACGGACACGCCGTGATAGATGACCCTAAGAAGCCAGTGATGGGTATCGACGGTGAACTAATCAAGATAGGTGTCATAACGTACTGGAACAATGAGGTTGCTGCACTAAAGAACGACGCTGACGCACTGAATGAGTTCTATCGTCAGTTCCCTAGGACCATATCACATGCGTTCAGGGACGAATCAAAGCAGTCACTATTTAATCTTACAAAGATATACCAACAGATCGACTATAACGACTCTTTGATTAAGGAGCGCATACTAACTAGGGGTAACTTCAGCTGGAAGGGTGGGGTTATCGATAGCGAGGTTGTGTGGACTCCAGAGACTAACGGAAGGTTCTTGATCGCATGGCAGCCTCCATTAGAGTTAAGAAATAGGAGAGAGAAGGACAGGCACGGTAAGCACGTTCCAGGAAACAAGCACCTAGGTGCGTTTGGGTGTGACCCTTATGATATATCTGGAGTTGTGGGTGGTGGTGGATCTAACGGTGCACTGCATGGCAAGACCAAGTTCCACATGGAGCAGGCTGCCCCAGTCAACCAGTTCTTCTTAGAGTACGTCACAAGGACACAGACCGCTGAGATATTCTTTGAGGACGTACTGATGGCCCTTGTGTACTACGGCATGCCATGCCTAATTGAGAATAACAAGACCAGGCTCCTCTATCACTTAAAGAATAGGGGGTACAGGGCATACTCGGTAAATAGACCAGACAAGCACATCTCTAAGTTGTCAAAGACAGAACTAGAACTTGGTGGCGTGCCTAACTCATCTGAAGACATGAAGCAGGCTCACGCCTCCGCTATAGGATCATATAATGAGGAGCACGTAGGATATGACGCAGAGGGTACGTACAGGGACCCAGACGAGATGGGTAACATGTACTTTACCAAGACGTTAGAAGACTGGGCTAGGTTTGATATAAATAATCGTACAAAGCATGATGCATCCATAAGTTCTGGCCTTGCAATTATGGCTACGAGGGAGTATACCTTTGAGCGACAAATCGAAAAGTCGAAAATTATGTTTAATTTTGCAAGGTATGATAATAAGGGATCAAAAAGTCAATTTAAGATATAATGGATAAACCATCTATAAACATAAAAAACAGCCCCTTTCCAAGTCAGATGGCGTCAGATGCTGAGAAGGCATCAATGGAGTATGGGCTGTCTGTCGGTAAGGCGATAGAGTCAGAATGGTTTAAACGAACTAGCGGAAACTCTTGCAGATACTATGACCAGGCCTTTGATTTTCATCAGCTTAGGTTGTACTCTCGTGGAGAACAATCCATAAGTAAATACAAGGAGGGGATGGCTATCGATGGTGACCTATCTTACCTTAACTTAGACTGGTCCATCATACCTATCATACCTAAGTTTGTTGATATCGTTGTTAACGGTATGAACGACAGGGTGTATTCTATTAAGGCTGAATCACAAGATATATCATCTGCTGAGAAGAAGAACTTGTTTCAAGAAACTGTAGAGCAGGACATGGTCGCTAAGGATTTCCTTATGAAGGCTAAGGAAGGCTTTGGTATTGACGCGTTCAACGTGCCACCAGAAGAATTACCAGATACACCTGAGGAGCTTTCTTTGTATATGCAGCTTAAGTTTAAGCCAAGCGTTGAGATTGCCGAAGAGGTTGCTATTAACACGATATTTGAGATGAATGAATACGCTGACTCTATCAAGCCAGCTATTGATTACGACATCACCACGATAGGAATTGGTGCTGCAAAGCATACGTTCTTGCCAGGAGCTGGCGTACAGATTGAGTACGTAGATCCAGCGAACCTAGTTTATAGTTACACGGAGAAGGCAGACTTCTCAGACATCTACTATGCTGGAGACGTTAAGCAGATACACTACACAGAATTAAAGAAGATTGATCCGACAATTACGGATGAAAAATTAGAAGAAATTAGACGCTACGGAAGTGCGTGGTACAATAACTTCACAATCATCAGTCAGCTACAGGACGACCCGTTCAGTTCAGAATTAATTTCTGTACTTTCTTTTACCTACAAGGTAGACAAGAAGTTTGTATGGAAGAAGAAGTTCTTAGAGAACGGAGGAGAGAGAGTTATCCAGAGAGACGACTCGTTCAATCCACCAGAGTCTGAAGAAGAAAGATTCGAAAGAGTTGAGGCAGTTAAGGATGTGTGGTACGAGGGCGTGATGGTCCTTGGTTCTAGCATACTACTTAAGTGGGAGATGCAGAAGAACATGGTACGTCCAGAGGCTGCTAGCCAGAAGGCGTTATCTAACTATGTCATCTCTGCACCAAGGATGTACAAGGGTCGTATCGAGTCATTGGTTAGACGGATGATTCCATTCGCTGACCAGATACAGTTGACACACCTTAAGTTACAGCAGGTACTATCTAGAGTAGTTCCAGACGGGGTATTCTTAGATGCAGACGGACTTAGTGAGGTTGACTTAGGAACTGGCGCAGCGTACACACCACAGGATGCACTTAAGCTATTCTTCCAGACTGGTTCTGTTGTAGGACGTAGCTACACTGGAGACGGTGAGTTTAATAACGCACGAGTGCCAATCCAAGAGTTAAACAGCTCAAGTGGACAAGGTAAGATGCAGGCACTTATCGGGGCTTACAACTACCAGCTGAACATGATACGTGACGTGACTGGACTTAACGAGGCTCGTGATGCGTCTACACCTAACCCAGATGCCTTGGTCGGTATCCAGAAGATGGCGGCACTAAACAGTAACACAGCTACAAGACACATACTAAACGCAGGGCTATCTATTACTAGAAGACTTGCTACATGCATATCACTTCGTATCTCAGATATTCTTGAGTACGCAGACTTTAAGGATGAGTTCGCAATGCAGGTTGGTAAGTACAACCTTGCCATACTAGAAGACATTAAGAATCTATACCTACACTCGTTCGGAATATTTATCGAACTAGAGCCAGACGTAGAGGAGAGAGCACAACTTGAGCAGAACATTCAGATGTCACTACAGCAGCAGTCTATCGACTTAGAGGATGCTATTGATATTAGAATGATTAAGAACCTTAAGCTAGCTAACGAGATGCTTAAGGTTAAGCGTAAGAAGAAGCAGAAGGCACTTGAGGATCGTCAGGACATGCAGTCTCAGATTCAGATGCAGATGAACATGCAGACGCAACAAGCGGCAGCTGAACAGAAGCAACAGTCTGCACAGATTGAGTCCCAGGCTAAGATTTCTATTAAGGAGGCTGAGACAAACTTTGCTATCCAGTTACTTGCGGCTGAGGTTGCTAGTAAGAAGGAGCTGATGCAGATCGAGTTTGACTATAACATGC